CCTCAGCATGCTGACGACGGGTAGGGATATCACGCCTGAGTTTGACAACGGAAACGTCAAACCCATCGTAGTAGTCCTTACCGCAAGACTCACGGAACTTTCCAGTCCAGTAAGACTTGCCAACATTGACCTTCAGACCAAAATCTGAAAGTGCGTTGACGACGTCATGCACATACTTTACGGGAACAATAATATCGTCCCCGAAAGTGCGTACCGAACCAGAGAGGGCCTTTAGGTCCTTCCTGGTAAGGTGGCGTTTAAGCGACTGCTCAATCCCATAGAGCGCTACTGTTATAAACACTAGCGACTCCACAGGGAAGCAGAGAGCCGAACCCATAGACGCGAATTTGGCAAGCCTAATAACCTTGCCATTAACGTCAGCCTTACGTGAACGTGTAGAGTCAACAGCCTCAAAAAGATGAGGCCAGTGACTAAACATGTCCCGCACAAGCTGATTGGAAACACGATCAGAAGCAGCACTCAAATCGAGTGTCGCTAGGTCACCCTCTCGGGAGCCCTTCAATGCCAAACGCTGATTAGGCGTTTGATCATCGAATCTGATAAAAGATCGCGAGATGTCATCCTCGTGAATCTTTTCAACGAATTGTTCGAGAAGACCCTGCTGCACATATTGCATGTGTACAGGTTCAATTGCAATAATTCGAGGTGTTTTCAACGTTTTAGGAACAGTAATGACCCTAACGGGTGGTTCTGTTCCAGGCTCCAACCAGTTTATACATTTGCTATTAGCAAAACCGTACCGCGTTGCAAGAAATTCTCGCGCGGGGAACAAATATTCCATACGGTCGGTCCAAGTATTCCAAAGGTACTTACGATTGCCAATCGTAGCATCCTGAGTAGTTCCGGGACCATGTTTTGGTATGATGTTCCCAAGATAGATCTCTCGATCTATCTTAGAGAAAACATCACGAAATACCAAAGAAGCAATACGCTTGAATGAATCGATCATTTGATCGGTTCTCCTAGCGTCAGCTTCACGAACTGATTGTTCAGTCTCAATATATTCGTCAAAGGCAGCCTTGATACGCTCATCAGAGCAATCAAGCAAGATCTTTGCCCACATCAGTGTAAACTGACGCAAAGCTCGGATAGCTACCACTGACGGATCAATGAGTAAACGTCCACCATTCCTATCGAAGATAAGATCAAGGAAACCTCCGAGAAATCGGGGGAGACCGCCCTTAAAGGAAAATCCCTTAAAGAGGTCGTGATCTACAAAACCTTGGTCGAGACCTTTTTGGAGGTCTTTACCAAAGTTTGCAAGTGTAATCGTTAAAAACGATACACCTTCATCTTCGACACGCGACTTGACTGTTTTCAGATCAAGTCGGGTACTAGTGCCGCACCAGCCCTCAATATCATTGAGGACTGACTCCACGAGTAACATAAGGCTTTTCAAGGCCCCTCCATTCATATTGGGGGTAGGTCTTCCTTTAGCCATATGTGACTATATCAGTGGCGACCCCCGCGAGGGGAACGCCCGTTGATGGCAGCGTTAACCACCATCAGCGAAATGCCCGAGAGGGCAACTGATACACCTAGAATGACATACATAAAGTCATTCATCAGATTACTGCTCTGCTACCGAGAAAGTCTTAGGGAGAACTTAGTTCTCACCACCGACAAGCTTGGTAAGCTGAGCATTCGTGGACGCCGTAAGGAGCTTCGCAAGCGAAGCAACTGCGGCAACCTGCTCAGCAGCAGTAAACCCCTGCTTAGGGGCGTCGATAACCACATAAGTGGACATCGAAACACTGT